ATGTTAAATCCAACTGACGCACCCTCTGAAATAGAGTCACAACTATATTTTAATTTAAATCTATTTCCATAGCACAACTCATATTGAGCAAACTGTCCAGTTTTTGCTTCCAGATCTCTTCTAATTTGGATAGTTGTAATATTTGATGTGACAGCAGGATTGGAATTATCAATTATAGATTGATATCTACTATACTTAAAGCGGCCACCAAACTTGTTTAATTCAGTAGAATCTGCATACCTACCAATTGCTGACAGAGCATCGGTTTTAACGGGGTTAGAGGTGCTTCCGGTGCCATCATCGCCCCCTACCCCCATTGGTGTTAGATTGCTATTATAATAGACAGCAGATATTGGTTCGATAAACAGATAGGATAGATCAATTAATTCAACCTGAACACCTGCTACTTTATACTTGGCAAGTTCAGCATTAAGATTATCTTTCAGACAGTTTGAAAGAAATACACCATTAACAGGTTTGATACTAATGAATACTTTTCCATACTGTGGTGGATTTAATTCTTCGCCACCATAAGCAGAAACTGATTCTGCTTCGGAGTAAATTCTAGGAATCAGTGCTTCGTAATCCGCAGAGGTAACTGCTCTAAATTGTGAGGCATAGACTTGTGGTCCATACTTTTTAATTGAATCAACTGACTCAATACTTGCACCACCAGTTGATGGACCATCTACTGTAATGAATGAGAAACCAGTTGAAACTGGTGTGCCTTTATTAGTGACAATTGAACCAGCAAATGTTATGTTTGTAATATTATTACCGTTTGCCCCATTTGAAACAATATATCCAATTTCAACTTCGTTTGGTTCTTCTAATTTTTTAGCTATGATTCCATCACCAAACAGCAATTCATAACGTTCTCCATCAATTTCTTGAATGAAGTAAACACGATTTTCTGCTCCAACACCAATAAGACTATTATATTGTTTATATGTTGATGTTACATTTGATGTTGCCGATTCTTTAACCGTAACACCAATTGTAGTTGTATCGACACCAGTGTTTGGTAAGATAAATCGCTGATTCGGATCTCTTGAACTTACAACATATGATTGTGTCAGATATGATCCTTCATACAGAATGATGTCAAAGAACTCCGCAACACCATTAGAATTAACAGGAACTGTGATGTCTTGGGGAATCGAAAACACATAGTCGATGTTTCCAAAACTTTGAGAGGTAACAGCAACTAAACCCCTTTTAAGAGTTGCAGAAGAAACATTGATAAGATTCGATACTGTGAATGACGCAGAGAATCGCGCTGATCTTCTAGATCGCGGCAGATATCCTATATTTCTTGCTAGTGATACGACATTCTCTCGCAATGTTGCACTATCAATGAATACCTCATTCGTCACCATATTGGCGTTGTATGAGTTCAGATAAGTGTTGTATGCTAAGGTATCAATGATTGTTGAGAGGTTTGATCCCTCAAAATCATAATCGGTGAAATTAGAGTTCGCACGAATATAGTCCTTGATGGACGTTTTAATTTGATCGAAATCTAGGTTGCTGAAATTAACTAGTGGCATCTTACCTAGTAGGAACTAATGCTATCTTGATTTCTTGTACGTCTAGAGGAAGTCCGATAATGTAATACTTGATTAAAACATCAAACCGATACTGTTCTAGGTTTGGTTTTACAATCACTTCATTAAGATCTACTCTTGGTTCAAAATTTCTAATTGTAAGTTCAATTTCGCTTTTAATACTATTTGCAGTAATATTGTCAAGTTGATTGAATAGCAGTGCATTTACACCAGATCCAAGGACAGGATTGAAAGGTCTTTCGCCAGGGATAGTCAGAATCAAATTACGAACTGAACGTGCAATTGCATTATAATTAGCAAGACCAATCAAGTCATTATTGACAGGATTGATCTTGAACGTTGCACTAATATCTTTAAAACCTTTCGATCTCCTTTCTCGAACTGACAAACTGATACAAGAATTCTACCTTATTTAGAACATTAATCTTCAGTAAGAGTTACCTGTTGAGAACCGCAAGTACAGATATGATCAGGATCAGAACAATCGCTTGTTTCAAAAAGACCATCACTGTTAACCTTTTTCTTATTTCTTGGCGTTTGATTATCGTTGTTAATCTCACGAAGCATCTTTTGATGCTGGTCATTTGCCAAATTATCTAGAAAGTCATTCATAATTCTGGAATGCGAGTGAGCGGTTCATTATCTAGTTGTGTTACCTCATACATGTAATCATCACTGGTTTCAATCGTCCGTCGCCCCTCTACAGCATAGACAGTCAGATCAATCTCATAACCAGGGTTCTCTGTGATTCGTTCAAATGTCCAGGCATCATCATACCATATAATACGATTGTTCGGATATGCATAGTAGTTGCCGTTCTCCATCTTGAACAGGTGGGCACACTTATGCTCCGGTGTCTCTGAGTAGTTCAAGTCAGGCATACCCTTATTCTCCCATGACCAGTCCATGGTGAACATATAATTACCGATTGCTTTCTTACCATCAGGACGAATCAACTCTGCCTTCAGTCCTGCCAACCTATGGCGTCTCTGAACGTCCACATAAGGCGAAAAGCAGTCCCAGTACATAATGTCTTCTAAGGGTTCTATAACCGCGTCAGGACGCCAGCAAAATGCATGTAAGGGTCTTCGTGTCCAATTGACTCCATTTTCCAAAAATGCTTCAAAGAGAGGAGTTCTTTTTTCAATACTCGCAACAGAATGAACATCACAACGAGTTACCTCGCCGTGACCCTTTTTATGATTGAACAGAAACTCATTACGAATATAACAAGACCAATCAGGTAAACTATGATTTAAGTAAGCCATTAGTGCCAAATAACGTGATTGTTTTTAAATTTAAAAGTCTTGGTTACGTCAGCAACCTCATACCCTTGAAGTTGTTTCTTGTAGGGCATCGCAGGACCGAGATAATAATAATCATATCCCAGTCTTTTGTAACGTGCGATTTCACTTCTGACAGATTTATTACCTATCCTTAATTCGGGATTAAGATAGTCCCAAGCAAAATAACTGGTATACAGTGAATTTACACTTGGTAGTTTCCAAATAACAGAGAATGCACAGAGACGATTGTCTTTATCAGTATAACCTATTCTTTCAGCAATATCAAGTGAAAACTCCTCTTTGAAGAGTGGAATCATGTCACCAAATTGTTTATATTGGCAATACTTGATATAGATCTGGACACACTCTTCATATGCATCAGGTTCTAATAAAACATAATCTGTCTCTTTGTAGTTCGTATCTTTAAGACGAATCCTACAATCACACTCCATTTCATTAAGCATTACCAATCCCTCTCATAGGGTGGATAAAATTGAGTCAGTTCTTCTTTTGCTTTAATATTATCCATAGCGAATAGATCATATGTTGACTTGTCAAAGTATACATTAGGTGTACGAGAATGATTTACATAGTACGCGATATCAATACGATTAATATCACAATCAATGTAAAACCCTTCATCATCATGTTGACAAAGAGATTTCAATTGCTTATGAGCAGATGAATCAACTTCCATCCATGAAACTTTTCTATCAATAGGTCCTTTAGACTCTGGGAAGATAATTGTATCTTTTGGAATATCCACTAAAGAAAAAACACCCACCCCGTCACAGACTTTACTCGGTGCAAGGTAGGTGTAAAGTGTTTTATTGTAAGTCAATGTCCTTGACCACGATAACTTTTTTTTGCGTTGTTACGACTGGATGCAGAAAACTTTGTATTCTTCCCTTGACCCTGTCGAGTATTTTTGGGACGACTATCAATAAGTTGCTGTCCACCTTTACCCATTTTAATCTTTGCCATAATCTCTCCTTGTGATTGCCATCTTATTACCAGTATACATCATACCAGTAATAAGAATTATTGTAAAGAACGCAACGAATAACGTAGGCATCAAATAACTCGCGTTTTTTCGTGCCCCACACGGATCCTTGGATCACACCAGATATCAAATCCTGCTTCAATTGCATCTAGACAGAATGATACGTCTTCACCACACATATCTTGTACAGCACCAGATTCAAATACCTGCATCTTTGGTGCAAACCATGGATACTTCATTTTTGGATGTTCAAATACTCCATTCTTAATCATTACCCATCCAAAACCAGTGTAGTCAACAGTGAATGGTTTCTTACGCTTATTGATACCATCAACCATCTCATGATTCATCACACCACCATTATTACGGAAGTCATCTTCGTCCAACCAGTGTGCCACTGATGTTGTGTGACCATCTTCTGTGGAATACCACCCAGCTACAATTTCTTTTTCTGTGCCATCTTCAGCAATTGCCATGTCGCACAATTGCCAGAATTTTTCTGAGTTGAACATAATATCACTATCAATCCACAACTGATAATCATAATTCAACTTACCATCCCACGGCACCTGATCAGGTCCACGCAGTACATTTGCACCCAGACACTTACAACGTGCAAAGTTCACCATTGAACTGTAATCTTGTGAGATCTGAATACTCATTCCATTCTGAACTAGATCAAAACAAAGTTGAACAAAGTTTTTCATAAAGGCATATGAACATCCTCTCCCAGGTAAACAGAAGACAATCGCCTTACCACGCATTCTTGCCTTGATTGCTTCGTAATCCCACTCTGCTTTATTTTGGTTAGATGCCTTCACAGGCGTCTTTGCCTTTATTGTAAATCCTTTTGCCATAAGTCTTAATAACTCAATTCAATTATAACGTGTTATATATGCGATGTCAATATGATGGATCCTCTGAATCTAGGGCGGATTGTTCTACCATTTCATATGATAAATCCTCAACTTTATAATCAGTCTTCATTAGACCAACCATTCCATTGAGGATTTTCCAGGTATCTTCAAATTGTTCTTCTGTAAGATTATTGTATAAGCAATCGTTTTTTGCGTAGATATGAAAAACCTTTGGGGGCATAATTTTTTCTGGGAAAATTTTTAATATGACTTTATTTCATCAATCGAATTATATAGCGACCGGGTATATACTTTTGTAGGTTACAAGGGACCCGCGTTTTAGGAAGGGGGGGGTCGTTAATTACCTTAACCCGCTACGCCCGCCAGGCGACCTAACATAAATCGCTAAAACACTGTCAAATTCACAATACTTTATTATAACATATTGGGGGACAGAATGTCAACAACTGTCCCCCATACTATTAGATATCAAAGATTTCAGAATTAAGTTCAATAATGTTAACTTTAGAATCACGGTAGTTAACACCATCCGGCGTAGAAAAATCTTCAATCATATTTAAAAAGTCTTCGTAACTACCTGCCAGACGGGAAAGATTATAAAGATTCTCATCATTGTCAATCCAAAGTGCAACATTCCAAGTCTCATAGTTTGTCCAACCATTATAAGTTTCATTCATTTGATTGGAAGCAAGGGATGAAGTCATGCTGTGATTGTCTGTTGTACTATGGGGGACATTTGGGGGTAACTAACTTTAATACCCCCATACTGTAGTTTACACAATCATCCGAAAGTATCCGGATCGATTGCAATTAGTTTCTCCATGAAACTGTTAGTTTTGTGTGA